TGTTCAATGCCACGCGCAGGAATCGCTTCTCGGCGGGGCGGAACATTAGCTCTGTGTTCTTGGCTCGTGCTTCTGCGTCCGACCATCCGTCGCGGAAGATTACCGCTGCGCCGGTATCCGATGTGGACGAACCGCCATTTCTGTTCGGCATACCGCAAATGGTCAACACCACATTGTACATGTGATCTACTAATGTCTGGGTCTCAGTCTGTCCCAATTCAGCAGTGATATAACTGATCTCTGCTTTCATGGTTTCAGACCGGTCGCCAAACTTGATCGCTCCGCGTGCACGGAACTGGTCATAGTCGTCTGGGCTTATGTCCATATTCTTAAACAGTAGATATGCCTGCACGAACTGCTCAACTGCGTCAACTCGATTGCTGTCAACCGTGTTGATTGCGTCAAGCAGAGGTAAGACGACTTCAAATGAACCGATTCGAGCTGTGTTCAGCGCGTATTCAATGATTGGAATGCCTCCCAGAAAATTTGGTTCGGCGTGTACCTTGTCGTTAATAACGGTGAAGAAGTCGGTTTGTGAATAACAGTTGTACACAACGTCGCCGTTTTCTCTGGTCACATAGGTAACACCCAGCACCGGCGAATGAGAAAAGCCGGAGTTGTACACAACAAAAGTGTTGCGTGGGTCGAGTGTCATTACATCGAATGGTGAATCATAGGTCGGGTCGGTATTTGGTAAAACAATTCGGTATCCTACACCGGCGATATGCATCCAATCAACTAATTCATGGTCTTTTGCGGCTTTATCCACCTCAACCATGTACTCGTTCAGCTGCTTAATCCCGTCATCATCGGAATCAGCAGAAGCGGATACATACTGCACCGGCTCTCCGAGAAAATATCCGGTTTTGAAAGTGACAATCTCAGCGGCACGGTTCTCCACGATTTTGTTACAGATTTCAGGTCTGACTTCCTTTTCGCGGTTCTCGATTCGCTGATGTCCACGATATACATTCCACAAATACTGAATGTCTACGCGGTTCAGATTATGTTGGATGACCGCTGCGTGCAGCACGTCCAGCACATTCGCCGGAGTAACTTCTTCGGCATCGGTCAAAATAACACGCCGACCGTGATACAGACCGGCAGAAAAGTCGTCACGCACGCAGCGCCCTCCTCTCGAATACTTGTTAGGATAACAGAGGATACCCCATGTATAATTATACCATATCTTGTGTTTTGTTCAATCGAATACACAAGATGTATTAGATAATTTCTCTCACATTTCCCTAAAACGTGCGGTTGAGCACTTCAATCTGGGAGCCGATGCGCATACGAATCTCGTTTTCCAGCATTGCCAAGCTGTCCGGCGCATCGTCGTGTGGCACTTTACCCTGCCGGACGTAAGTTGTCAGCTGCTTGAAGAACTGGTCATACTGGCTGCCTACCTTGTAGGTGGATGGGTGCCGGAAATAAAACTTCTTGATGATATTGTCCGAAGCAAATTCAATTCGGGTTTCCTTGTTTGAGATTGTCCGCTTCGTGCGAATGCTGCATGTGTAGCCCATGCCCTTTAACAGCTGTTCTACATCCCGTGCAAAGTAGCTGCCTGCGTTGTTGGATTCAAAAACGGCGGATGCCACATGGTTATCCCGCAGTGCCTTTGCGCACTCCGGTTTTGTGACTGTCGGCGGCGCATCGTCAAAAACTACGTCGATTAGGTACGCTTCTTGGTCGTAAATTGCCACGATTGGCATGGATGTAAAGTCGGCACCCTTGTCAGCCGTATCGCACGCCGCAAAAACGGTGTCCGGCTCTCTGCCGACAGGCAATTCAAAGAAATAATTCAATTCGTCTTTGTTGAACAGCAAACCCTTTGCTTCAAAAGGCTGCTGCTGGAACTCGGATTCCCACTGCTCCGCACACAGAATTTCGCGCTGCTCGCGGAAGAATGCAGTCGTAAAGACTGGTTTGCCATCACGCATGTACTCAAAGTTTGTCTCATCGGTCACAGGGTCAAGCGCCGGTGTCTCAATGGCTTTCCACTTCCAGCCGGACTTGCGTGCGGTCTCTTGCAACCTTCCGATTGGGTCATACAGAGAATACCGTGTGCCGCAGATGACAATCGGCGTACCCTCAATTGCACGACCGATAATATCACCGGATATGACCTCCCATTTATCATCAAGCCGCTGCCGGTTCTTGGCTTCTTCTCGACCTTCTACGCAGTCGTCAAGATACAACAGGTTTGTCGCTTCGGACAAGCCGACCTGCCGCGCGTCAATAGAGCGGCACATTACCGTTGGGAATCGTGACTTCTTGTCCAGATTGAAGGTCTTGCGATCTGCGTATGTCTGTACCAACTTGGCATTCGGGAAAATATCATAGAAGTGGTACTCCGATTCTGCGTCCAGATATTCCAGACAGCCTTTGTAGAAGGACTGCACAAGGTCATCGCCAGTACCTTCCATCAGTGTTGAATGATTCGGCTGCCTGCCGGAGAGCATATTTACAAAATTGATACCCATTTGGGAATTATGCGTAGGAATAAACATATCCGACACCAGAAAGAGATGATCTTTGTTGTCTACACAAATACACTGCGCATAATCTTCGCCCGCAGGCGTAATGCTGTCAATGTAGTGGTACAGCGTGTCTCGCTTTGGTTTATATACATCTCGCTTACGAGCAATCTTAAAGGGCGCATCTCCCGCAGGGAACTGAATGTGAACACGATAGTTCGGACGAGTGTAGATAACCTCTCCGTTTTTCTTGTACCGTCCCATCCTCTCCGTATAATTCGCTTTACCTCCCAACGAGCGAGCAAGAAAGATGACATCATCCCGCAGCATTGGCGAAGTTGTTGAATATTCAATCAATCGGTTAGAGCAACATCCATCCGTATCCAGCAATCCGCAGAGTAGTTCCCAGCGCATCACAGACGTGTTGAATAGATACTCTCGCGGAATAAATTTCTCCCACGCTCTGTGCCCATAAGCTCCTATGCTGCGCAGTGCGTTTATCGTGATTGACTGGTCATGTCCACTGCCGGATAGGATAAAATAGCGTCCGCGTTCTGCGTCCTGCAATCGTAGAACATCGTCCCCCGGAAGGTTGTCTGCTATGTAGTCGGTAACTTCATGGTCGAATGATGTCAACTCAACAGAACCGCCGCGCAGGCATCCGTCGCCTAAGAGCGCACCCAAAACGTATGGGTCAAGAGGTACATCCTGAAAAGCAAATTCTACGGGTTCAGTGAATTTAACGGCATAAATGCTGTGCTTATCTTTGCCACCCTTTACCCCGTTTTCAAGCATCTGCTTCGTGGTAAGGATTTGTGTGCTGTATCCGTTTTTCCCTGACGGAGAATTCACGTTATGCATCTTCACTTCCCAGAGGTGATTTCCACATGTTTTCACACTTGCGCCATCAGTAAATCTCACCTCATAGATTGGAACTTTGCCCTGCGGAAATACGTGTGTAACCAAAGTCTCATATCCATCTGCGCCAATAACGGTATCGCCAACATGAATGTCTCCCATTCGCTTAAATCCGGTTGGGGATGGTAGCAATGTGTCTAAGGTAACAGCTTTTCCCGCTCGTTTAGGCATAGAAACAGACAAAAAATGCAACTTTCCTTCCAAAACTTCTTGGTATGCCTGTGTGTACCGGTGTAAATAGTGCTGCCGCGGTGCATAGAAACGCTTGTCATATGGCTTTCCGTACTCTACGGCGTTCAGGTAATCTTCAAAGAAGTGCGGTGCGCCGAACAGCAGAGACTTGAACAGCATACTGTCAATTTGTTCTGCCGCTGCCCAGTCTCGGTTCTCTACCGCTTTCTGTAATGCTGTTGTCAGCAGCGGGCGAAAGTCGTTTCGGTTATGCAGCTGTGCCGGATGGTTGAACTCTGTATATTTTCCAACTTTGTTTGTTGCTCCGGTGATCTGATATTGATGAAGCATCTTCTTGCGGGATGCCGTTTCCCATTCGGCAAACCATGCACGGCACAGCTCAAAATAATCCTGCCGTGGCTGGTCGTCAAATGGGTCTTTCTTGACGTATTTCAGTATTTCCGTAGCGGTTTTTGAGTAATTCATAAGATACCCCCGTTTCCTGTAAATAAAAAAGAGGCTACCAGAATAATCTGATAACCTCTTTAGGTCTACCTACGCCGCTTGCGCAGGTGCTTGTTATTTGATTTTTACTATAGCAACGTGTAATTTCCGTGCAAATTGCACGCTAATTTTAGCTTAACACACTAAATCTAGCTGCTTTATTCAAATCCGCCCTTGGTCAGGTCGATATACGGGATATTGTACACACTTACCGGAGATGCATTTGTGGTCATTGACACAATCGGACGGATGTAAGACAGCAATGTCGCCGTAGCATTCTGCTTCAACAAAACATTGAGGGTATCATCGTCGTATGCGCCTTCTTCCCAATTGAAATCAGCTCGCATCGTAACGGTCATCTTAAATGGCAGGGAGTCATCATCTTCTCCCATAGATACTGTTACATCCACTGTTGCCGCATTCGGGTTATCTTTGTGCTTTCTTATCACGTTCTCAATTTGAAGATTTACTCCAATAGGGTCTTCTCCTGTATCGTGGAATGCATTATTCATACGAAAACGCAAGTTCACTAGATAGGGTTCGGAAAACTGAAATTCGCTTGGCTCCACCAAAAGTAATCTCCTCCATTCTGTTTGTGTTCTATGCTACGTGCATCGGCTGTGCCATCTTACGGGCTGCCCGGTTTGCACAATGCATAGTCTTATATTTCTGATTATTTT